GTTCGGGTGGGGTCTCCATGGACGAATCTGCCAGTATCCTAGAAACCAACGCTGCACCTGTAACACTTGGGGGTATGTAAACCTCGGTCTTGTCCACCACCACGTCCAAGAAACCATCAAAAACTGGCTCAACCGTGGCGTGTTCGGAGGGTTTGTACACCTCTGCCAGCCCCCCGCCTCTCTTTGAGTAGGTAGCCCCCAGATCCTTAAACCAGTCTGGAGAAAAATTGTGCATCCTAACACAAAGATTGCGGAGAGAGGGACGGAACTTATGATTGAGCCAAGTCAAGACAGTGTCAAAGTCGTGGCATAGTCCGTTACAGTCAGAGTCGACATGTGTAGGAAGAGGGCTACAGTCTGGTCGGACAGCGGTCACTAATCTGGTGTAATCCTCAAGAGTGACTCCTCTCTTCTGGAGGTACTGCACAACATATTTTTCATATTGATTACCACCCACGTAGACACAAAGCAACAAGTCACCCATAGGAAGATTCTTTGCGGCAAAAGCCGCGATGTGTCTAGCGAGTTTATCTTTCGGCTCAGAGTATGAACGGCCCTTGATATGACCCACCGAGTAAAAGGTAGGTGGCATTTCCAGTGTTCTAGCAGTGTTCAATCTGTTGAGTACCCCAGCATAGAGTCCAGGAGCCAGTCTGGCCAACTCACGACCGTCATCGGCGAATTTCAATTTTTTAGACTGGACTTTGACATAGTTCATGAGGTAGACCAGATAGGTTGGGTCTGTGACCGTTCCAGGTGTCTCAAGCAAAGGGTGGTGATGTTTCATTTCCGGCATGGTTTCAAAAATTCGGAAGGACAACCCACGTAAGGAGAAAGGCAAAGAAGCCTGCCAGGCCGACGCAAGAGTCGGGTAAGTGACAGTCTTCACTGGAATGTTCTTTATATTTGTTGAGGTATATTGTCCTATATCATGGTCGCCGATGGACACATCTATCTTCCACGACTTGTGACTGTCCTTTGATGAAACCTTGCATTTTTCATTTGTCGCTATGACATCGAGGACCGAAGCTATGGAAGTGTCAACAACAGTGTTGAGGTCCGTGTTTGGACCAGTTTGTCCCACAACGACATAGATCTCTGTACCAAAAGGACTGGACGCCTTGAGTCTACGAATGTGACACGGTCTAGGCGAGTTGGAAAGAATATGAACAAGGTCAGGGTGCACAAAGGTCTTTATGACATAAACTGATTTTGCCGTGAAAGCCCTGTAAATAATTTTCTCTACCTGAGTTCTGTTGAAAACGTACTGGTTAGACGCTTCACCGGTACCCGCAAGGGCGATATCCATGAACAAAGCTGCTGTTTCATCATTGTACTTATCCAGACACCCACAGTCAGGCAATCTCCCCTTGCAGACAGAAGTAGGGTTGATCTCTGAACACCTAAGTGCACCTGGAAAATCGTGGTGGACGGTAATTAAGTTCAAGTACCCTGGAACATCGTCCACAGACTGACCCGTGGACATGGCTGTCTGCTCGGCCTCTTTGTTGTGCTGAATCACAGACTTGGGTCCGTGACCCGGAGCAGGACACAAATCAATAACCACGGAGTGGTCAGCAAGTAGCTCGGTGTACTTGTTGGGCAAGGACTTACCAGTATTCGGCAGGTACTTATGGTACCCACGTCTGAGGACGTCGTGGTATTTAACTGACTCGTCAAGTTCAGCAGTCCTTAAATTGTGTCTGTATCCAGAACAGTCACCTTCCACAAAATCCCAATGTTTGGGAGTGGTTGTAAAAACCAATGCACGTGAAGTGTCGGGTGTAAATTCAAAAGAGGAGTGGAGCCCCAGGTGATAAGCAAGTAGATCTGAAACGAACTCCATGGGGTCTCCAGTACCATCCAGGTCACCCTCACCATTACCATTCTTTCTGAGTTTTTGATAAACCCGGTGGACGTAGGCTTGATCAGGTTGGAATTTAAAATTTGACTTAATGTATGCCAATCCCGCTCGAACCCAACAACCATTGGTGAGGGTAGCAGCCC